GAGTCCGCTCTTCGTGGTGAAGTTATCAAAGCTATTGGAGGTCTTGGAGTAACTGGTGTCGGTCTTCTGTTTGACGGTAGTCCAGGCCTGGGCAAGACAACTCACGCTGTGACAGCAATTATGGAGTTTGTCCGTAACTTGCCTGAGAGCGATGACGAGATGCGTAAGATTCTTGGCGTATCAGCATCTGACTTTGGTCAGGCTATGCGTCCTGTGTACTACCTAACTTTTCCTGATTTCTTATCGAAGAAAAAGGCTACGTTTGACGCCAAAGGCGATGAGCGTGAGCTTTCAATTGCTGAGATGGAGGGATTCCACGGACGTTCCAAGATGGACCATCTAAACGTTCGTGTCCTAGTGCTAGATGACCTAGGAAAAGAATACGGCTCGAAGTATGATGACTCATCATTTGACGAAGTACTCCGTTCCCGTTACGATAAAGCTCTACCAACAATCATTACCACTAACCGTGACCGTGAAGATTGGGAGAAAGTATATGGCAAAGCTATGGGCAGTTTTGCTTTTGAGGCGTTCCACCTGGTTCGTCTTGTAGGAAAAGACCTTAGGAAAGAGGGCTAAAAAATGAGTGAAAACCGCAGAACAATTCAAATATTTATTTCTAATACGCTAAACACCAAAAATGCGTTAGAAGTAAGTGAAGTTTCAATGGATGCAGAAAGTACTGGAAGTATAGAGTGCACCTGCAAAGATTATAAAAAGATAGAAATTTGCAAACACGTTAATTATGTAATAAAAAAAATAGAAGATAACGAAGGAAGTTTTGGTCTACTAATTCCAGAAAATGTCCCAGATGAAGTAGCGTATCTTGCGTTTAGTGATTCTGACTCTTCTCGTAATTTCATACTTAACTACGGAAAAATAGAGGTAATGTAATGCGCGGAGGCGACATATCAAATGAAACGCCTCCACGGATTATCGTAATAATAGATGTGGTCTGTGAGTCAGTAATAAAAGAAGAACGTAAATTTCTTCGTGGCACACAGTACCGCACCTATTCAAAACTAAACAATCTAGCTTTATCTGAACTCTGGAGGCTTGCTGACCGTTATGGATTATCAGTTGAACTTGCAGCTTTTGAAGATGAACTTTGGACTCAAGAAACTCTCGATGCGTTTATTGATAAGCTTGAGCGTCGTGGTGGTAATCCATTTAACTACGCAGAGCTTTATGTAAACATCGAGGATTTTATTGGGGACTTACCCTATCGCAATAATTTAAAAGGTGTGATAGATTTACAAAGTCGTGTTGCAAAATACGGCTCATGGGGTATCGAACTAAACAACTTATAAGGGAGCACTAAATGGCACATGATAACGAATACAGGCTTGTAAGCAAGGTAATTGCAGAACGCCACATCATTCCAGTTCTAGAACACGGAATCAAAGACGACTGGATTATCGATGACGACTTGCGTCGTGTGTGGAAGTTTGTACGTGAGCACTACACAACCTACCGTGAGGTTCCAACTGTCGTTGCGGTCAAAGATAACTTCCCTAATTTTCAAATACTTAAAGTAGAAGACACGATGGACTACCTCATCGATAAGATGGTGGAGTTTCGTCGTAACTCTATAACTCGTCAGGGTGTGACTGAGGTTGTCCAAAAGATGACTATGAATGACCATGATGCGGCTCTTATGGAGATGGGTAAGGTAATAACTCTTGTCAATGACCAGGGTGTTATCGGTACTACACATATTGACTTGACTCGTGACCCAGACAAGCGTTGGGAAGAGTACGAGAACGTTCAAAACTCTGTTCTCCTTGGAGTTCCTACAGGATTTGAGAAAATCGATGAGGCAACTGCAGGACTCCAAGGAGGACAGTTAATTACTGTGATTGCTCCCCCTAAGACAGGTAAGTCACAGATTGCTCTACAGATGGCTGTAAATGTACACAAGTCTGGAATGACGCCTATGTTCCAGTCATTTGAGATGAATAATCACGAACAGTCACAGCGTCACGACTCTATGAGAGCACACATCAGCAACGCACGTCTTCGTCGCGGAAAGCTTCACCCACCAGAGGAGACTCGCTACAAAAAAATGCTTGCTTATATGGACCGGCTCACCCATTTCATTTAGTTGACGCAGTCAACGGTTTGACTATTGACTCTTTACTAGCCAAGGCCGAGCAACTAAATCCAGACATTTTATTTGTGGATGGTGTGTACCTGATGCTGGACCAGGTTACTGGAGAGGCTAACACTCCGCAGGCATTGACTAATATTACTCGTGGTCTGAAGCGTGTGGCACAGCGTCTTAACATCCCGATTGTCATTACTACACAGACATTGCTATGGAAGATGAAAGGTGGAAAAGTATCTGCAGATTCTATTGGTTACTCTTCCTCATTCTTCCAAGACTCAGACGTTATCCTTGGCCTGGAACCCGTTGAGAACGATGATATGGTTCGTTTGCTAAAGGTTGTTCAGGCTCGTAACTGTCCTCCATCTGAGACGTCTATTACTTGGAACTGGGACACTGGTTGTTTCCACGACGAGACAGCCCAGGCTACCTGTAAGTTCTGTACTCCTTGGAGTCTCCCATAATGTATGACATTCCTTTAGCTCTTACGGCACTAGGTATTGACTTTACTGACCACGGGCATGAGGCACTGGCATTGTGCCCAACTCACTATGAGAGGACAGGAAAAGAAGATAACAATCCATCTTGGTGGATTAATCTTGACTCAGGACTACATACCTGTTTCTCCTGCGGATATAAAGGAAACCTTCTACAATTAATATGTGACGTTAAAGGTTTTTACTTTAATGGTTCATACGATTACCGTGCTGCTGAATCTTGGTTAGCTACTGCTGCAGAAATATCTATAGAAGACTTGCAAGCTGCTTTAATGGCCATGCCGTCTTATATAAATGAATACGCAAAACCCTTAGAGATGTCTGAGGCTCGTTTAGCAGTGTTTGTTGAGCCCCCACAAGAGGCCCTAGATTCTCGCAATATTACAGCCAAAGAGGCAGCTGAGTACGGTATTTTATGGGAACCTAAATCACAGACTTGGATTCTACCTTTACGTGAGCCAACTTCTAACAAGCTTATGGGCTGGCAGGAAAAAGGAACGGTAGACCGTACGTTTAAAAATCGTCCAGCAGGATTACAAAAATCCAGGACACTATTTGGAATCGAGAATCAAAATGAACAATTGGTTATTCTGGTTGAATCTCCTCTTGATTGTCTCCGCCTATCCGCTGCTGGTATTCGTGGAGCGGTTGCTATCTGCGGCTCATCCCTATCCGAAGACCAAGTCAAACTCATCCGCTCCTCAGGAAAAATTGTCGCAGCATTCGACAACGACAAAGCCGGACAAAAAGCCTCAAAAGAGCTCTTAGAATTTGGAATTAAATACAGTTTAAATCTCCACTTTTTCAACTATGGTAGTAGTAGAGTCAAAGACCCTGGCGATATGACTGATGAAGAATTGCGCTGGGGTGTGGAAAACGCCATATCAGCACTTTTTGGAGAATCAGCCTATGTTCAAGGGAACGCTCAAGCCGTATCAAGTTGAGGCAGTAGCCAAGATGGTAGAGCAACGCTGTATCTTGGTAGCGTATGAAATGGGTTTAGGAAAAACCCCGATGACTATTGCAGCCATTGAAGAGCTACGAAATAAAGGAAAGATGGCTAAACCCGTTTTAGTCCTATGCCTGGCATCCCTTAAATATCAATGGGAAAAAGAAATAACAAAGTTTAGTGACTCTTCAGTAATTGTTGTAGATGGAACTCCAAAACAACGAAAAGAACAATACGAAAAAGTCAATGAAAACAAGTATGTAGTAATGAACTACGAACAAGTTTTAAATGATTGGGAAGTTCTAAAGCAGTTTGAGTTCAGTGCTGTTATCTGTGACGAGGCCACGGCTATTAAAGGGTTCCGAGCTAAGCGAGCTAAAAAAGTTAAAGACTTATCTAAAAATATTCCAGTAAGGTTTGCCTTAACAGGTACGCCAATTGAAAACGGAAAACCAGAAGAAATATTTTCTATCATGCAGTTTGTTGACCCAAAAGTCTTAGGAAGATTTGACATCTTTGACAAGACTTTTATAGTGAGAAATTACTTCGGTGGCGTTCAAAGATACCGTAATATACCTACCCTTCATTCAGCTTTAATGAAGCATACTGTGCGAAAGTCTCAAAAAGACGAGGATGTTAAACCATACCTACCAGACGCTGTATACAGAGAGCCGCTATTAGTAAAGCTAGACCCTGGTGCCCAAAAAGTTTACAACTATATAGCAACTGATTTACTAAATCTATTAACTGAAGCCAAAGAACTATTTGGTGCAAACTTTAACCTAGCTGCTCATTACGGACAGGCTTTTGACCCAGGGGACCCAATGAACGAAATGCGGGGGCAAATTATGTCTAGGATTTCCGCACTACGAATGCTTTGTTCTAATCCATTTTTACTTCACAGCAGTGCTGCAAACTTTGAAAACCAAACGGGAAAAGGCAGCTCATACATACACTCTTTGTTAGAAGTGCTGGATGGAGTATCTAAAACTCCTAAGCTAGACTCAGCTATTAGCTATATCAAAGAACACCTTGATATTGACTCTTCATATAAAGCTGTAGTATTCTCATCTTATCTAGAATCAGTTGACAGAATAGTTGAGAAGCTGTCCCAGTCAGGCATAACAGCCGTAAAGTACACAGGAGAAATGAATGCAAAACAAAAAGAAGAAGCCAAAGTCAGCTTTCAGACTGGACATGGAATTCGCGTTTTGGTTAGTAGTGATGCTGGTGGCTACGGCGTTGATTTACCTCAAGCTAATCTCTTACTAAACTACGACCAACCATGGAGCTCTGGACTTGCTGTACAGAGAAACGGTAGAATTAACAGAACATCTAGCGACTGGACAACAATTACAATTCAAGATATCCTAGTTAAAGATTCAATTGAGCAGCGTCAGTATGATATGCTCAAGCAGAAGGGAGCCGTTGCAGGAGCAATCTTAGACGGAGCCAACATAAACTCTAAGGGCGGAGTTGACTTAACGGTTGGAAGCCTTATAGAATTTATTACAAATAAAATAATCTAAGGAAACTAAATGGAGCACTCAAAAGACGATTTAACTAAAATCGTACTAAACGTAATACATACAGAAACCAACTACCCAGAGTCTAGTATTGGATTAACCAAGTCTTTGTCTGATGAGTTAGACATTGACTCTATATCAATCATGACCATCTTGATAAACACACAAGAACAAACTAAGATTGAAATACCTGATGAGGACTGGGCGTCCTTGACAACAGTAGAAATTTTAGTAGACTACTTACTAACAAAACAAAAAGGAGAATAAAATGGCTAATCTAATTCCAGAAGAACCACGCGAGTTTGCTGACCCGGAAGACTTTACTACTCAGGTAGCAGAGTACATCCGCCTAAAGGCAAGCATGAAATTAATGGAATCTCGCACAAAAGAACTAAACAAACTTATCTCTCAAAAGATTGATGAGCAGGGCTATGAAGATGGCGACGGCAACTGGCTCATTGACCTTGAAAACCCAATTGATGGAATCTCTCGCCTAGAAAAGATGCGTAAAGCATCTCGTAAGTTAGACGAAGACGTAGCTGAATCTATTATCAGTGCTGCTGGTATTGAGGAAGAAGTCTACGAAATGGTAAAGACATTGAGTGAAGAAAAGCTCATGGCTGCTTACTACGATGGAAAAATTACCGAACAACAACTTGACGAAATGTTCCCTGTTGCTATATCATGGGCACTCTGGACAAGAAAGTAAAGATTAAACATGCCAGGTATGCGCAGTGAAAAAGAAATCCTTGAAGCTTTTGAGGGTCTTGACCGCGCACCCGGTTCAAAAAAGTTACGCAAACCGACCACCACAGTTGCTGAAAAACGCCGTAAGAAAATTATGGGTGAATCGAATGGATGGGATGCAACTCCTATCGTTCGCAGTATAAAAGGAGTGGAGACAGAGTTGTTTACAATCAGTGCTCTAGCACATGCGTTAGAGAAAACTATTGTTACTATCCGTCTATGGGAAAAAAAGGGTTACATCCCTGCTGCTCCCTATCGCTTGCGTTCTAAGAGTCTTAATGGTAAAAAGGTATTAGGTAATCGTGTTTATACGAG